AAAGCAAAAGCGCCGGGCGTGCTGCGCGGCCCGATCAACGCCGTCGCCGGCGCGCTCGCGCGCGGCAGCGCACCGGGTTCGCTACGGGGCAGCTCCGCAAGCACAGCGCAGCTCCACGGCAGGGCGCAGGCACTCGCCCGGCTGCGAGGTAGCTTCGGTGGCTCCGGGACCGTGCGCGGAGCGGCGCAGGCCGGCGGCACGGCGAGGGGTAGCATCGCGGGCGTGTCGGGACTGCGCGGACTACTGCTCGGAGGACTTGGCGCGCTGCGCGGGCGTATCGAAGCCATCTCGCAATGGATGGGGCGTATCTTGCGCGAAACCCCCCCGCAGTCGGCCTATGTGGAAATCAGGACGCGCGCCCAGACCGCCGTCAACGTGCGCACGAGAGGGGCAGGCGAATGAACAGCAGTAACGCGAGTTGGCAGAAGGGGGAGGTCCTGATCGTGGAGGTTCGTCTGACCGACACGAAGACGAAGACGCCGATCTCGAACACGGGCACGACCGTTGTCATCAGGCTCACGAAGCCGAACAAAAGCACGGTTGAACCGGCGGTCAAAGAAGAAACCGATGATGAGGGGACGACGTGGTGGATTGAGCAGCCGCTAGACGAAGCCGGCGAATGGCGCGGGCACGTCATCAGCAGCGAAGAATACGCGACCAAACGACCGTTCGGGCCGATCATCGTCGGCGACGATTGAGGCTATGGCTTGCGTGTGCGACGGCTCATAGGATGCCCTGATGCCCGATCGTGATCCGGCCGACGACTACCAGCGCGGGCGTCTCGCCGGGCAGCGCGACGCCGGCTTGCAGCAGATGCGCACCGAATTGGAGAACGTCAGCAAACGCCTCGAACACGTCGAGGGTGAAATGGTCGAGCTGAGCAAAAGCTTCGGCGAGTTCCGCGCTGTCGCCGTCGCTGCCGCCGCTAGCGCCGTGACCAACCGCACGTTCTGGCTAGGCGTCATCGCTATCGCCGTGTCGATCGCCGCCGTGGTGGGGATCAAGGGATGACCAACAACAAGCTCATCATCGCCGGTGTTCTTATCCTGCTCGTGGCACTAGGCGCGAACACCTATATCGGCCTGCATAGCCAGGAAGGGACGAATCGCAACACGCGCGGACTGGCTCATCTCATACAGCAACGCCACGCCGATCAAGCTGACTTCAACCGCCGCATCGAGAACGTGGCGCTTGAAAACAAGGCGCTCGCAGGCAAAGCGAATCGCAGCGCCAACAACACACGCGCCTATCTTCGCGGCGAACGCGGACTGCCGGGCGTTCCCGGCCGTGGCGGTGTCAATGGCGCCCCCGGCCCGTCCGGTCTTCCGGGTCAGCTCGGGCCGCGTGGCTTGCGCGGTGAGATAGGGCCACCGGGAGAAAAGGGGGCTCCGGGCGACGACGGCAAGGAAGGCGCCGAAGGCAAGCCCGGTGCCAAGGGCGACCGTGGCGAACAGGGCAGCGTGGGTGCCACGGGCGAAGCCGGCGCTACGGGCGCTGCCGGTGCCGCTGGCGAAGCGGGTCCGCAAGGCGCGCCGGGGCCAGCCGGCGAAGCCGGCCCGCCGGGACCGGCTGGACCACCCGGACCCGAAGGTCCGCCGGGACCGCCAGGTCCGCCGGGACCGCCCGGCGAACCCTAGACCGCTCGTCGTCACGGCATAGACTCGGGGGCGATGGCTACCCGAGCGCTTCGTCGAAGTCCGACCGATCACTTCGACGTTCGTGCCTACATCGGCGAGGGCGTGAAAGCCCAAGGCGACGACGCCGCGCACGCTCGCCCGATGCGCGAGTACGCCGAGCTGGTCCCGGAGCCGGGCGTTGGGCGGCTGCGCATCGACTCGGACTTTCCTTACCAGGCCGAGTGGTACTCCGAGGAAGTCGCCAACGCCGAAGAGGTCTGCTGGCTCAAGTCCACTCAAGTGGGCATGTGTTTTCGCGCGACGACACGCGTGCTCACGGACGATCTCCGGTGGAAGGCGATCGGCGAGCTAGAGGTCGGCGCCGCGCTCGTCAGCGTCGATGAGGACCACGGCGGCAAGCCACGCGGGCGCAAGCTCAGGCGCGCAACGGTTACGGCGAAGTGGGAGCGCGAGCGTCACGTCCGAGAGCTTGTGATGAGCGACGGCCGCAAGCTCGTCGCCACGCCCGAGCATCGACTTCTCGTCTCGCGCGGCAAGCACGGTCGCAATACTGAGTGGCGCCGCGTCGAGCGCTTGGAGCCGGGCATGAAGATTCGCAGCGTCGTGTGGCCGTGGGACGAGGCCGACTTCGAGGACGGATGGTTCGCGGGGATGCTCGACGGCGAGGGGTCGATGCGTACGCGGGCGCTCGGCGCGGAGCTGATCGTTACGCAGCAGCTCGGCCCGGTTTACGATCGAGCGCGCGAGTATCTGCGCTCGCGCGGCTACGCCTTCACGGAGACATTCGAGGACAGGCCGAGCGGTAAGCCTGTCGGCAAACTCACGATCAGCCGAGGCAGCGATGTGATGCGTCTGCTCGGGCTCTGCCGACCGACGCGCTTCGATCCGCGCGGATGGTGGGAGGGGATGTCGCCGCCGGGCACCTATGGTGACGGATGGGCGACGATCACGGCGATCAACGACCTACCGGCAGAGCGCGTCGTGGACATCGAGACATCGACCGGCACCTTCATCGCCGAGGGCTTCGTCTCGCACAACAGCGCCTACGCATGGCGGTGGGCGGTGCGCCAAGCCGATCAGTTCGGGCAGACCGGCATCTACATCTTCCCCACCGACTCCCACGTCACGGAGTTCGGCGACGAGCGCATCGAGCCCGCGATCGAGGAGTCGCCCTACCTGCAAGCGCGCATCCGCCCGCGCTTCGTGCGCCACAAGAAGCTCAAGCGCATCGGGCTCGGCTTCCTGCATCTGCGCGGCTCGAACTCGAAGGCTGGCGCGCAGTCGGTCGCGGCGCAGTTCCTTGTCTTCGACGAGTACGACTTCCTCGACGCGCAGAACCTCCCGCAGATCGAGCGACGCATCACCGGCGCCCGCCAGCTCGGGCACATGCCGCGCATCCGCCGCCTTGGCACGCCGACGATCGAGGGCCACGGGATCTCGCTCGCGTGGGAGTCAAGCGATCAGCGCGTGTGGAAGGTCGTCTGCGAAGGGTGCGGGCTCTCCCAAGAGATCACCTGGGAGGAGAACATGCGCTGGACGAACCCCGGCCGCGAGGAGGTAATGCGCGCCGGGCACGACGACTACGACAACGTGAAGGACGTGGAGCGCGCGTGGCGGGCGTGCTCGGAGTGCGAGGCCGAGCTGGACGTGCGGCTCGGCGCGTGGGAAGCGCAGCGGCCGGGCGCGAAGGTGATCGGCTTCCACGCCACCCGCTTGATCGTGCCACGCACGGACCTGACGCAGATCATCGTCGCCAGTCGATCGACGAAGCCGATGGAGGTCGAGGCGTTCGAGAACAACGATCTCGGGCGCCCCTACAGCGCTGTGGAGTCCTCCCTGGACGCGGCCGCCATCATCGCCGCGTGCTCGCTCGGGCAGTATGCGCAGGAGGGCTACAGCGGGCCGAACCCGGTCACGATGGGCGTCGATGTCGCCGGCGAGCGCGACCTATCGGTGCGGATCAGCGAGCAGCTTCCGCCCGAACACGAGGGTCTACCCAATCGCCGGCGCGCGCTGTGGATCGGCGAAGTGAAGGACTTCCGCGAGATCGGGCACTTGATGGAGCTGTACGGCGTGGCGATGTGCGCGATCGACGCGCGCCCGGAGACGCGCATGGCGAAGGCGCTGCGCGCGGCCTACCCCGGCCGGATCGTGCTCGTCGAATACGACCACCGCAACGAGTCGGAGTCGATCAAGGTCGAGTCGGGCGAGGTCGGAACGCCGTGGGAGGGCGTGCCGCAGCGGGTGAAAGTGAACCGGACTGAGGCGCTTGACGCGATGATGGACTCGATCCGCTCGCGGTGGAATGTGCCGCTGATCGACCCGCCGCACAACTACGTCGCGCAGCTCCGCGCGCCCAAGCGCAAGACGGTCATCTCGCAGACGCTCAAAGTCAGCCGCGTGTACGTTTCCGGTGGCACCGTTGGCGATGACTACGCACACGCCGAGGTCTACGACCTAGTTGCCACGGAGCTTTGGCGCATGATGAGTGGCGTGCAGGCGCTCCAAGCGCAAGACGGTCAGATCGTGCCGGACGAGCAACTAGGCTTCAAGCGCGTGCGACTAGCCGATGGGGATAGCGACGAATGGCGGCCGGGGCTGGAGGGGCTGCGGTGAAGCGCATCCCGCTCAGGGCTCGCGATGGCAGCGTGCGCACCTATGCGATCGTGGACGATGAGGACTTCGAGCGCTTCGGGCACCTGCGATGGCAGCTAACGCCGAATGGATATGTGCGGCGTACGCAGGACGGCCAGAAGGTCTACCTACACCGACTGATCGTCGGACTCGCCAAGGGCGACCGCCGTGAGGCCGATCATCGGAACCTTGATCGCTTGGACTGTCGTCGCCGGAATCTGCGAATCACGACCCACGCCGGCAACAGCCAGAACCTTCGCGCCAGGAAAGGCGCACGGTCGCGCTATCGCGGGGTGTCGTGGCATCGCCAGAGAGGTAAGTGGCGTGCCCGAGTGGAAGTCAACGGCCGCGCAAAGACGGTGGGCTATGCGGACGACGAGCGCGAGGCCGCCTTGATCGCGCAGGCGTATCGTGACCGTGTGATGCCGATGGCGCTCCCCGATCCCGCATTGGCAGCGTGAGTCGGCTAAGCGCAACATCCCGCGAGCCCGAGGAATACGCGACCGCGACGCAGGGTGCGCGCGCCACGCGCGAAGGCGTCGCCGATCAGGTCCGCGAGCTGATCGTCGAAGGCGACCGCATGGGCGGCCGCGCCGAGGTCGCGCAGCGGATCATGCGCGTGGTCGAGGCCGAGCAGCGCATCGCCGAGGCGAAAGGCCGCCAGCAGCAAGCGGCCGAGGAGGGGATGCCGCAGCACAAGCATCAGATCGCCGAGCGCGAGGGGCGTTCGGCGCTTAGAGCTGCGGCGATGAACCTCGCCGTCGCCGCCGGCGCGTGGGTAGCTGCGCTCGATCACGAGGCGACCGCGCCAGCGCACAACGGGACCGTCGAACCCGCGCCGATCTAGCGCTCAGATCGAGCGTGTACGGTTAGGAGGAAGCATTCTCATAACCCGAGACGAAGGAGCGCGAATGTCCTGGAGTGCATCACTCGGCGCGACGAAGGCCGCCGACATCGACGAGGCGATCGACAAGGTGCCGACGACCCCGCCGGAGGACGGCTGCGACGAGCACGTCTGCGAGCAGATCAACGCAGCGCGCGCGGCCGCGAAGGGGCTCATCGCCAGCGGCCTGGTCGGCGACGGCGACAAGGCGTTCACGGTGACGCTCAGCGGTCACTCGAACGAGGGCCACGAACCGGCCGACGGATGGGCCAACGACTGCGTGACGGTCGCCATCTCGCAGGTAGACGCACCGACCGAGTAGGTGAAGCGGCCAGCGGGCGCTGCGAAGGCGGCGCCCGCGCCGTGGGTTAGGATGCGCGAACCCGAGCAAGGAGAAGGCGTGCCCGGACTGATCGTGTACCGGATGGAAGTCGTAGGCGGACCGTTCGACGGGTCGAGCGGGATGATCTGGCGAGACGACGGCGAGCACCCGCCGCCCGAGCTGATCCTGCTCGGCATCTGTCCCGGCGACGGCTCGTGCAACAGCGGCGAGGAGCGCGCCTGCGCTGCCAAACGCAAGAAGCACACCTACTACTGGCTGCCGAGCGAGGCCAGCCGCCCGACGCGCGTGATCCCCTACGAGCTGAGCGACAGCTTTATCTTGCCGGAGGAGCCGCAGCCGCGAGTGCGCACCTACCCCGGCCGCGCGGTCTATGTGATCGGTGATCTACTCTTGCCGCGTGACCGCGAGATTGGCGAGGCCGTGAAAGTGGGAAACGAGCTGGAGTACGCCGAGGGCTCGACGCCGCTGCCCGGCGAGCGCCTGCCGGTCCACGCGGGCTGTCCCTGCACGCTGGTCGGCATCTGATGGAGTTCCGCGTCATCGACGGCTGCCCGGCGCCGGCGCTCGTCGCGCCCTACTTCGCCGTGGCGCTCCAGGACGCGCTCCCCGGCGCTCGGCGCGTCTCGCCGGAAAGCATCTATCGGGGCGATGACGCGCGAGCGATCCTCCACGCGCACGGCAAGCACACGCAGTCGGAGGTCATCCGTCTGCACGAAGAGGGCGTGCCCGGCTTCGGCCCGGCCAACCCGGTCGGCATCTCCTCGCATTGCCTATTCAACGACGGGATCGCCTACCCGCACCTACGCCGTGGTGCGGCGCTTGAAGACTGGCAGGTCGGACTCGACGTGTCCGACGAGTTCGTGCGAGCCGTCATTGCCGCCGCTGCGCGCCACGGCTGGCATCTCCATCAGCCCTACAGCTCCGGCTCCGAGCGCCACCATCTGAACTTCGTCACGCGCCCGCAAGCGCGCGGCGCGATGCGCGCGCGGATCATCGTCGTGCGAGCCCGGCTGCCGAAGCACTGATGGCGAAGCCCGGCTCAAACGCCGCCCGCGAGATCAGCGGGAAGGCGACGGACCTGACGCGGCTGGCGATGTCCGACGACGACGCGCGCGCGGCCACGGAGATGCTTGAAATCTCGCAGGGGCTTCGCTGCGAAGGCTGCGGCAAGCGGATCAAGCGGGGCTTTCACTTCACGTCGATAGCGGTCAAGGAGGAGCACCCGGCGCTGCGCCTCGCTGCGTGCTCGCGCGAGGAGTGCTCTTACGCAACGGCGTGTCGCACCGGCGCGACCTACGTCGAGCAGAAGGAGTTCGTGTGGCTCGACGAGGCCGGCGAGGACGCCGAACCCGCGCTGTCGATCGTCAAGCGCAACGAACGTCTCGAACAGCGCCAAACGGCAGCGAGCGCGGCCGAGAGTCGTGCCGAGCAGTCCGCGCCGGACGCCTAGCCGATCAGGCGGTTATCATCGGGGCGAACCCGAGCGAAGGAGACGACGATGGTGAAGCACGAGTGGACGATCGGCGAGGTCACGCTAACCGTCGAGGCACCCGACAACATGGACGTGCGCGGCGTGATGGTGAGCGTCAAGCCGAGGGATCGAGCTGGCTTCCTCGCGGCAGCCGATCAGCTCGGCGGCCTGGACGCGCTGCACATGCCGACGCACGAGCAGGGCTACCGGGGCAACGCATCGGTCCACGCCAAGCGCGAGGACGGCACGGCGATCTCCGAGGCTGCCGTGCTGCTCTACGAGCCGCCGCGCGAGTGGGAGTCCGCAGGCCGACCGCCGCACCCGTTCTTCTCGCCGCTCGCCGAGCGCCGCGACCGTGAGAAGCAACCGCGCGCCGGCGAGCAGGGCGACGGAGAAACCGAGGAGGAACGATGACCGCCGAGGCATGGGCGATGGGCGAGGTCAAGAACAAGCTCGTCGTCGCTGGCGAGCAGGGCGAGATGCTGTCCTTCGATGCGCTTCGCAGCGAGGTTGGCATCGGACACGAGGACTTGACCGATGTGCTCGACGCGCTGCGCGAAGCCGGCGACGCCGTGGAGGGAGCGCCCGGCGAATGGCGCGCGCCCTATGAGGACGAGCGCGAAGCCCGTTCGGCCGGTGCGCCCGCGAGCGAGGCCGACGAGGATGCCGACGACGCCGAGCCGCCGCCAGCTCGTCGCGCGCGCAGACGCCCGCACGACTCCGATGTCGTGATGAACGGTGAACCCGGCGGCGTCGTGCTGACGATGGCGGTGGCGAGCGCGCTTGACGCGGAGACGATCGGCAAGCTCGTCGAGGCGGGCATCGCCGAGGCCAAACAGAACGGTCAGCCCTTCATCCTGCGCGTCGAGCCGTCGCAGGATGCCGCCGACTAAAGCCAAGGGCCAGAAGCCGGAGCATCCCCGCGACCGCAAGGCGCATCTGGCGATCAACGATCTCGCCTCGAAGCTCGTCAGAGCGCAGGCGCACGACTTGACCGTCGTGCTCGTGCTGCGCACGCGACCGCAGCGCAAGGTGCGCGGCAAGGTCGAACGGCGGAGCATCGACAAGAGTCGCCAGTTGACCGGGCGCGACGGCGAGTCGAACCTGATCGTGCAGATCGCCGGCGAGACGATCGCGCTGGAGAGCATCGCGGAGATTCGCCGCCCGCGTTCCGACGGGTGATAACTGTGTTATCGTCTCGGCACCCGAGCTAGGAGGACGTGATGAGGAAGTCAGAGATCAAGGAGGGCGAGCTGTACGTCGTGCCAGCGCCCGGCGATGGGCTGCGCCGAGAAGGCGTGAAGGCGACGGTGTTGCAGGTCGGCATCGTGCGCGAGAGCAGACGCACGTCGAGCCGCCGTGTGCAGGCCGACGGCACGCGCGTTCGACTGGAGCAGCGCTTTGTCGCGGTGAGCTGGCGCGGCACCGACGACTCGCGTGAGCCCGGCTACGAGTACGAGGTCCGCACCGCAGACATCCGTGAGCCGTGGGACGAGCGCCACGAGGCGAAGCTGGCCGAGGACGTGCGCATCAAGGAGCACGGTGCGCTCGTGGCCGAGCGTCTGCGCAACTTGGGGCTGACCGAGCGCAAGCCGGGTGATCGGCTGCTGCGCCGACTCGGCGATGACGATGGCGCCGTCAAGGGCTTCGCCGTCATCGGCGAGCGTGTGGAAATCGACGCGGACGCGCTGATGGCGTGGCTGGAGCGCATCGAGCCCGGCACCGTCGCGGCCGAGGCGATCAACCAGTTCGTCGAGGAGGTCAAGCGCGATCAGCCGTGGAAGGGACTCGCCGATGCCGAGGAGGCCGAGCTGGCGAAGTGGCGCGGCGCGGCGGTGCGCGAGATCGAGGAGGGCGTCGCCGTCTCCGACGCCGAGATCGCCGTCGGCTGATGGCACGCACGCGCCTACCCGCCGCCGCCCGCAAGCTGGCTATCGCCGTCACGCAGCAGCAGCTCGACGAGGCCGACACGGTGGCGGTGGGCGTGCGTGCGGTAGCGAAGGAGATCGCCGCGCAGATCGAGCCCGGCGCGCTCTACTGGCGCGCGCCGATTCAGTACGTGTGCGAGCAGGCGGCGCCGCGCGTCGCCGGCAAGTTCGACGTGCCCGACGCCAAGCTCGACGAGCTGCGCGCCTACCTGATGGCTGGGATGCAGGAATACATCGTGGCGCTTGTGGGCGAGTTCGACCGCGAGCACTTCGAGGCGTGGTCGGCGGCTATGCTTGCGGCCGAGCGCGGCGAAGCGCCAACCGAATAACCGACTTGAGGAGGTCACGATGGAGGCAGCAACGGTACGTCTCGACGGCCACGCGGCACCCGAGCGCAGTCACTCGCAGCGCATGGACGCACTGGACCGCGCGAACCACATCCGCATGTGGCGCTCGAAGATGAAGCACGACTTGAAGGCCGGGCGCCTGCGCGTGGCGGACCTGCTCGGCGCTCCATCGGAGGAGATGGAGACGATGAAGGTCATCGACCTGCTGCTCGCCACGCCGAAGATCGGCCGTGTGAAGGCGATGAAGATGCTCGCCCAAGAGCGGATCTCGCCGTCGAAGTCCATCGGCGGATTGTCCGAGCGACAGCGTGCGCATTTGCTCGCGTGTCTGCGCCTGCGCTGATCGGGTAGCACGCCGGGTGATAACTCTGTTATCATGCTGGCACCCGAGCAGAAGGAGCAGACGATGGACAAGGAAGCGATCACGGTGGACTGTCCGAAGTGCGGTGCGCGTCAAGGTTGGCGCTGCGTCGATCCGGCACCCGGAGGCGCACGGGACGAGCCGCACGCCGAGCGCGTGCAGGCAGCCCGCGAGGCACGAGCAACCGAAGTCGCTGCTGACGAGCAGGCCGAGCGCGACGAGCGCTTCGCCGAAGAGAGGGCGCGGGCGTGATGAGCGCGCCTTCAACGCAGCTCCAGGAACGGATCATGCGCGCGATGGCGGTGGTCAGCGCGCGCAAGCTACGCCGCCGCGAAAGCGCGGTGGTGTCCACGGCCGATCTCTCTGAGGAGCTTGGTCGTGCGGGACAGGTGCTCGGCCATTCGTGCGGCGAGCTTCTGCGCAAGGGGATGGTTACGCGGCCCGCGCGCGCGACCTATCGACTCACTCGCGCGGGCGTTGAGTGGGTAGCGGGGAGCGTCCAGTGAGCATCGAGCGCAAGTACGTGTTGACAAAGCTCAGGACCGGCGACTACCTCTTGCCGAGCAACGATGGCGAGACGCTGTGGCGGATACGCACCTACGAAGACGGCCGCATCAACGGACTCACCGACGGCCCCTACCGCGCGGAGTATTGGGAGCTGCGCCGTTGGACCGGCGGCGGTCCTCTTGATGCAAACTGGCAGATGGCCGAGTCGATCGAGGACGGCAACTTCGATCCGTGGGAATGGGTCGCTGGCGCGTTCCGCAAGCGGAGCGAGGCGATCGAGGAAGCGATGCGCCTGGGCGAGAGGGTGGCGGCCTAATGCCACGGATCGCCTACGAAGGCAAGAAGATCGGCGCTGGCGCGCTGGCGATCATCCGCTCAGCCAACACGATCCTCGACGACTACGCCGAGCAGGGCTTCGACCTGACGCTTCGCCAGCTCTACTACCAGTTCGTCGCCCACGACCTGTTCCCCGATGATCGACGCTGGACGTGGATCGAACGCACTCGGCGATGGGTGCGCGACCCGGAGGGCACGAAGAATGCCGACCCGAATTACAAGTGGCTCGGCGACATCGTGAACACGGCGCGGTTGACCGGGCGCATGGACTGGAGTTACATCGTTGATCGCACGCGCGAACTAGAGGAGCTTCCGCATTGGGACGCGCCGGTGAACATGATCGAGCAGGCCGCTAAACAGTTCCGCGTCGAGCTGTGGGCCGATCAGCCCGAGTACGTCGAGGTATGGATCGAGAAGGACGCGCTGATCGGCGTGATCGAAGGAACGTGTAAGCGCTACGACGTGCCCTACTTCTCCTGTCGTGGCTACACGAGTCAGAGCGAGATGTGGAGCGCCGGGCGGCGGCTCGGCGAGCAGATCGCACGCGGCAAGAAGGTAACGATCCTTCACCTTGGCGACCACGATCCGAGCGGCATAGATATGACACGCGACATCGAAGATCGCCTCACGATGTTCATCGGCACCGACTACGTGCTCGACGCGGCGAGAAGCGCGGGGATCGCGCCGGGGCACATGAGCGAGGCCAACGTCGAGATCACGTTGCGCGAGGCGATCAGCAAGTTCTCCGTGCAGCGCATCGCCCTGAACATGGATCAGGTCGAACAGTACGGACCGCCGCCCAACCCGGCGAAGCTCGGCGACTCACGATCAACGAGCTACGTCGAGCAGTTCGGCCACGAGTCCTGGGAGCTTGACGCGCTGGAGCCGAGTGTCCTTGCGCAGTTGATCTCCGAGCAGATCGAGGACTTGATCGAGCCGGAGGCGTGGCAGGCGGCGGTGAAGGTCCAGCGCCACGGCCGAGCGCTGCTGGAGCGCGCGGCCGATCAGTGGGACGAGCTGAGCGCGCAGCTTGAGGACGAGGACTGATGGCCGCGAAGGGAGCCAAAGAGAAACTGCCGGCGGCCGAGCCGGAGGAGGCCGCGCCGCTGACGCTCAGCGCCGAGGATCGCCGCCGGCGCGTGGAGAACGTGCGCAAGCTGGACGCCGACTTGGAGCGTGTCGAGAACGCGCTACTCGACGCGCAGGCGCGCTTGCCGGGACTCGTGCGCGAGGTCCAGCGGATGCGCGGCGTCGTCAAGACGAACACCGCGCCCGCCGGCGGCGACGAGGCGGCGGCCGCGCCAGCCTGAGCCTTCCTCGCGCAAGCTGCTGTAGAGTGGCCCTGTCTCCATCCCTCCAGGAGTGGCGCCCGGTCCGGCTCCCCGCCCGGCCAGGCGCTTCCCCTTCCGGCCGCGAACGGACCTATTCTGTCGAGTGTGAAGCCGCTGCCGATGTTGCCGAGGGAGCCGACGTGTCCCGCTGCGTCGCCCATCGCTGGCGCCAGCGCGATCAACCGAGGCGTCGTCTGCCGCGTGATGCAGAAGGACCACGAAGACGAGCGCGGCATCGGCATGAGCGCGGCGGCCACCGGCTTCATCCACAACGAGGCCGACGGCGGAGTCTTCCTCACCCTCAAGTCTGACCCGAAGACGGTCGAGCGCTTCTGCCACGGCGCGATGCTCCCGGTGCTCACCGACGATGACCACGAGGGCGGTCGCGCCAGCTACACCTACTGCCCGACGTGGCAGGCCGAGCGGCATCGTGGGTGGGAGGGGCGCAAGCACCTTCTGGAGCAGCCCGAGCCGGAGCCCGTCGCCGCCGGCGTCACCGTCGATCCGATCAGTGACCCCTTCGGCGCGGCGCGCGAGCTGGCGCAGTTCGGCGAGGCCGCCTGATGGGGCTGATGGATCGCCCCGTCGTGCAGGGGCTCGTGCAGCTCGTCGAGGATCGCGCTGGCGTGGCGATCCGGCCAGCGGGCGAGGTCGAGCGCTTGACGCTCCACGAGCAGGAGTTCGAGGAGCTGCGCGGCGAAGCCGAAGAGTTGGCCTTCCATTCGCTCGACTACTTCTCCGGGCGCCCGACAGAAATGCGACGCGAGCGCCGCAAGCGACTCGCGCAGCGCTCCCGGATCGCGCTGCTGGAAGACCCGCTCGCCGGCGCCGAGGCGCAGCTACTCGGCGACTTCTCCTTCGGCAAGGGCGTCAGCGTGCCGACCGCGCGCAACCCGAAGGTCCAAGACGTGATTGACGCCGCATGGAGTGACGCCAACAACGAGGAAAAGCTGACCGGCTACGCCGCGCAGCGCAAGCTCTCAAACGAGCTGCTGACGGCGGGCGAGCTGTTCATCACTCTCTACGTCTCCGGCGGCAAAATCCGCGTCGGTCGTCTCGACTCCGATCTCGTGACGAACATCGTGCCGGACCCCGAGGACCGGCTGCGCCCGCTGTGGTTCATCGCGCAGCAGCGCAGCTACGAGTGGGACTACACGGAGGACCGCCCGAAGTTCACGACCGATCTAACCGAGGGCAAGATCAAGGTGAAGTATTGGAAGCACTGGCGGAACGTCGATGACGCGATCAAAGAGCGCGAAATCGGGGGGCTCGGCGAGGAAGGCGACGACCTGGAAATGCCGCCGACGGAGAAGATCGCCGCCGGCGTCGTCTTCCACATAGCGATCAATCAGACCGGCGAGCAGCTTCGAGGGAACCCGCCGTGGGCGCGCTCGCTGCGCTTCTTTACCGCCATGAACGTGCTGACGGAGGCGCACGTCACGATGGCGCAGGCGTCCAGCTCGTTCATCGCTCAGCGCGCGATGAAAGGCACGCCCAAACAGATCGCCAAAGCCGCCGCGTCGATCCTCACGTCCGTCGGCGAGCTTGGGGCGTCAGCGCTTGATCGAGGCGAACGCCGGCTGGACCGACCGGAGCCGCCGACGATGCCCTTCACGCCGCGCGGCACGCCCGGACCGCCGCCGCCGGGCTCGTGGTTCAATGGCAACGAGTCCGACAAGCTCGAAGCGCTCAGCCTGAACTCCGGCGCCGGCCAGATGGCGCAGACCGCGCAGATCGTCAGAGCGCCGATCGCGGCGACATCGGGCTTCGGCCAGCACTATCTCGGCGACGCATCGAACGCCAGCCTCGCGTCTGCGTCCACGCTTGAGCTTCCCGCCACCATGCACATCGGCTCGTGGCAGGAGAACTTCGAGTCGCTGTATCGGTGGTTCACCGACCGCTCGATCGAAGCGGCGGTGAAGGAGGGGCTGCTAGGCGGAGCCGATGGCTTCGACGGCAAGCCGCTCGGGGAGATGCGACTCCACGAGTCCGAGGATCGCGCGGCGATGGAGAAACGCACGGACAAGGACTTGTCCTACGAATTCACGATGCCGTTCCCCGGCCGCCGACAGCTCACCGATGTCGCGTCGGTCGTGACGGAGATCGCATCGGCCTATGACCCGCTCGGGATGAACGTTCCCCTGCGCAAGCTGCTGTTGCGGATGTTCTTCGAGCAGATGGGGATTGACGACGTGGCGCGCGCGATCGAGGAGTGCATCCCGGCAACCGGGCTGCCCGGCGCTGGCGCTGGCTTCCAGCAGTTGCCACCGGGAGCAGAAGGCGGCGAACCCGGCTCGACGGCTGCGGCCGCCGGCGCCGGCGCGGCCGAGCCCGGTGGCGAACAGCAGCAGCCCTACGGCGCGAAGTCGAAAGGCACGCAGCTACAGGAACGCGAGTGGCTGCCGCCGGACTCACTTGGCGCGGTGTCCACGCTCTGCGACGACACGGACTCGCTGTTCGCCAGCATGGTTACGGACCCCTCACGGGTCGCCGTGCTCGCGCTCTCCTCCAACGGCAACGGCAAGCGAGCCTAGATGCCAGCGACACCGCGAGCGCCGGCGCCGAGCAGGCCGACGCCTGCTGAGCGCGCGCGCCGGCGACAGGCTGCGCTCGCCGCTGGCACGACCGCAGCGGGGCCAGCATCCACCGAAGCCCGTGCGCGCGCAGCGGTCGCCATCGAGCCCGCCGCAGCAGACGCGCGCGCCACGGCGAGCGCAGCGATCGTCGCGGCGCTGGTCGCCTTCCTCTCGCGGATGCGCACGCGCGATCAGACGTGGCTCCAGACCGAACTCGCCAAGCGCGCCACGGCGGGCAAGGCGTCGGCCGAAGACATCGCCGATGTGATCGCCGGCGAGTCGCAGCGCTCGCAGCAATTCGCCGAAGGCGTCGTGCGCCGCGTCACGGCGGATCTCGGCACCGCGCTCGCCATCCCTGATCCGCGTCGGCGCGACGCTGCCGTGCAGGGAATCCTCGCGCGCGAGCAGAACTACTCGCGGATGCGTTCCGAAGCGATGGCCGCCCGCGCGTTCGCCGCGCTCGATCGAGTCGAAGTGCGCCACGACTCCCCGCAGGGCGCGTTCTGGAAGCTCGATCCGACCGTGGCCGAGCACACCGCCGGCTGTCTCGTGATGGGGAACAAGTTCTGGCCGTGGGCGGTGCTCGATCGAGTCCACCCGCCGCGCCATCCCGGCTGTCCCTGCCGGCTGCTCAGCTTCGGGCAGGCAGTCCAGGAAGGGCTCATGGGCGCGAGCGATGTGTCGAACGTTGCCGACGCGGTGCGCAAGGCATCGGGCGTCGTGATGGAGAAGGCCGAGGCCGACGCGCTGCTCGCCGAGCTGGCGCTGCGCGATCAGCTTGTCGAGGGCGGCCTAGTGAGCGCCGAGGCGCTTGCGCGAATCCCGCTGACGGTGGGCTGATGGCACCGACGCCGACGCACGAGTCACCGCAAGTGCAGCTCGGGCGCCTGATGATCGCCGCGCGTCGGCGTGGCCTGGACTTCGATACGTGGTGGGACGAGGCCGTGCGCGAGGGACAGGCGCTCGTGATGACCAACTACGAGGTCACGTACGGCAAGCCACCGCCGGCGGGTTGCATCCGATGGCCGACCGATCGCAACGATCGCGTGGCGTGGCAGTTCGGCATCAAGGAGTCGAAGGAGGCGTGGCGCCGCGTCTACGAGCGCGCCGAGCCCACGCCCGGCGACCGCGCGATAGCTGTGATCGCCGAGTCGATCGGCGCGCTTGACCACGTAGCCGACGAGCGCGCAGACGCGGAGCTGGACAGTGCCATGAAGCCGCAGGCCGCGCTACGCTCCGCTGCGTGACCGTTCGCGCGCCTGTACGTCTCTCGGAGGCGGGTTCTCTCGCCAAGGCGTCCACGCCCGAGCCGTTCAGCACGAGCAAAACGTCGAATTGGGTGGCGCGCAAGGGCGGACTCCCACCCTACGTGCAGCACATCGCGCACGACCTAGTGGAGAAGGGCGGCAAGACCGAGAGCGAGGCGATCGAGCTTGCCATCGGCATCGTCAAGAATCCGCCGGCGGCGTGGGGCGCAGAAGCCAAAGCGGCAGCCGCCAAGGCAGCGGCCGAATGGGAGAACAAAAAGGGAACGTCGAAGCCGGGCAGCGCAGCCAAGAGCACGGCCAAATCCCTCGCCGAGTCCCGCCGGCGTGCGCCGGGCATCAGCCTCGCCGACCGCGTGACGCTGCGCACCGCCGCCAAGGCGCGACTGCGCACGATCGAGGAAGCCTTCGACATTCAGACGATGATGTCGCTGCTGACCGAGGGCATCGGCAACGACTGGACGCCCGCGCTCAAACGCACCGCGAGCGCCACGAGCGAGACGGCACGGATGGAGGTCCACGACGGCGGTCAGCACGTCGGCTTCGTGATGGGCCGACGCGGCTACGAACGCGCCAACCCCGAACGCTGGCGTGCCGCCGGTGTGAACGGGCGCACCGTCGGCGATATGTGCGACACGCAGGCCGGCGCGGTGGACGCGCTCAAGAAACATCTGGAAGAGGCGCCTGCGCGCGTCAGCGCCACGTCGAGCGGTAAGCACGCCGTCGCCGAACCGGAGGGCTATGGCGGCCCCACGCGCTTCACGGAGTACCCGTCGGAGGCCACGGCGCGCTACGCCGCCGGGCTGCCCGAGCGGCCGACCAAACCGGAGCAGACGAGCAAGGTCGCGGCACTCGGCGAGATGATCGCCTTCGACGTGGTGACGCTCGTGGGGCTCGAAGAGGAACTGCCGAGCGGGATGGGCGTGCTCCAGGAGGCGGGCTTCTCGCGCACCTTCGACGAGGGCAAGCACCCGCGCGGCCCGCATGGGAAGTGGCTGCGCGTGGGCGCGCATGTGGAGTACAGCCACCCGAACGGGCGCGGTCACACCTTCGGGCGCGTCGAGTCGATCAGCGGCTCGCGCGTCAAGATCAAGTCGCTAAACGGTCCCACGCACACCGTCGAGAAGTCAGCGGTTCACGGAGAGCATCCCGGCGGCATTTCGAGCTTGGACAGGCCATCGCGGACCGCCGCGCAGAACGTCGCCGCCTACGAGCGAAACCGCCTGAGCAGCGTCACGGCGCGCAAGTCGAAGACCGTGCTGAATCCGACGCCGGCGACGAACCACGCACCCGCGATCGACAGCTTCGAGCACAAAGGTCCAGGCGGCGACGCAGCGATGCCGAAGGAGGTCCGCGACGCGCTGACGACGATCAAGCCCGGCGAGACGAAAGCCATTGCCGGCGCGCGCGTCAAAAAGGAGCGCAACGGCTCGTTCACCGTCGAGGGTGACAGGAACCTCAGGTCGCCGTGGGTTGCCATGCAGTCGATCAAGGAATTCCGTGCGGAACGCCGGGAAAATCGGGGCGCGCGTGGGCATACCCCGATGCGCGAGGCGGCCGTGCTTGGCTCGCTGCTGGAGGGCGAGGCGGCGCGCGCGAAGGTCGAGCAGTAGGTCGATGTCTAGCCGCGCCGATGTGCTCGGCTCATTGCTGGAGGCGGAGAGCACCTACGAAACATTCGTCAGCTCGAATCAGCACGTCAGCTCGCAGGTCGCCGCCGAAGCCAAGAAGCGCGGCTCGTTGCCGACGCCGGCCGACTTCAACAAGAAGCACCCGCGCGGCGGCAAGGGCTCGGCATCGGGAGGCAAGTTCGTCAAGAAGGGCAGCTCGGGCACGCCCGTCAAGGAAGTGCAGAAGCGTCTCGGCATCGCGCAGACTGGCGCCTTCGCCTACGACACCGTGGCGGCGGTGAAGGAATTCCAGCGCGAAAAGGGTCTACAGGTGGACGGCGTGGTCGGACGGCAGACCGCGCAGGCGCTACTCGGCAACCGCAACGCCAGGGCGATCTCGCCGGGCGTTCTCTCGACGGCGGACGCGAAAGCGTTGGGCGTCTCCAAGGGCAAGCATCACCGCAAACACAAGCCGAAGCCGACGCAGCGCATCGGCGGCGGCGTGTGGGTCTGACGGCCGCTCGCCGCTGAACGAGTGCCATCGGAGTGCGATGGCGCTTACGCTGTGCGCGTGGCTGATGACGACATCGACGAGCTGACGCCGCTGAGCGAGGGCGAGGTTCTGACCTTCGGGCCAGCGGTCGAGGCGATCGTCTGGACGCCGATGTGGCTCCAGGAGGCGCGCGCGCCGATCGCGGTCGCCGCCGGTCGCCCGAAGCTCGGACCGATCTTCAACTCCGAGGGCGTCGGCAAAGCCGTCGTCATCCGTCCGTGCATCTCGCGCGGGCGACGCATCCGGGGGCTGTCGCCGATCTACACGCCGACCATGCTTGAGGGCGCGGCGAGCACCTTCGACGGCTGGCCGATGTTCATGGATCACGTTCCGCCCGAGCTGGCCGAGGCGATGGCGAAGCACGGCCGCAGCGTGAAGGAGCTAGGCGGTCAGATTCTCAAGGGGCACTGGAGCAAGGATTTCGTCCACGAGGCGGACGGCGACTACGGCTATCAGCCCGGCGCCATCCTCGCGGAGATGTGGGCCACGCCTTTCATCCGGCAGACCGTGGGCGAGAACGCCAACCTCCTGCACACGTCGATCAACGCTTGGCCGAAGTCGGGCAAGCCCGGCCCGGTGCCGTGGAAACCCAAAGCGAAGGGCATGGTGATCGAGGGAATCCGTCGTGTGCCGCAGGGCTCCGTGGACTTCGTGGTGCGCGGTGGCGCGGGCGGTCGGCTGCTCGTTCAGGAGGGAATGGAGGACGAGGGAGCGTGGCCGGAAACGGGCGACTGGAGCAAAGAGGATGTGTCGCTCGTGGTATCGGTTGCAGAGAGCCTTTACGCTTCCGCCCACATGCCGAAGACGCTCCCCACAAAACCGGACGAGCTGCGCGAGTACCTCCAGTCCGAGGCTCCGCACTTGCTCCCCGCGCTCGCCGAGTCCGACAACGGCACCGGCGGTGGCAGCGGCTCCGGTGGAGGCGGCAACGGCAACGGCTCGGGTGCTGGCAACGGCACGGCGACGCCGCTGACCGAGGCGGACGTTCGCCGCATCGTCGAGAGCGCGAGCGAGGGTCAGCCCACCGTCGAGGAGTTCACGAAGACGCTGGAGGAGCGCGCCGACGAGATGCTGAACGAGCGCGACGAACAGCGTCACTTCTCAAGCGTCGCAGCCAAGCTGATCGAGGACGCCGAGGGCATCCCCGCTTCCTGGAAGACGGACTTGAAGGCGCGCTACGCGATGACCCCGGAGGGTCCGGCGCAGTCGCTTCTCGTCGAGGCCGAGATGGACGGCGAGACGGAGAAGAAGACCGCCGAAGCCGTCCTGATCGAGAACGTCAAGGCCGACCTGGAGCACTCGCGCGGACTCATCGCCGACGTGAAGGGCAAGCCGCGCGTCAAGGGCGAGGGCGGCAAGAAGCCCGACGCCGGCGACGGAGAGGGCAAGCGCACCCGCACGCAGGAGCGCGAGGACACGCCCTTCTGGCGCGAGCGCTTCGTGTCGATGGGGCTCGCCGAGTCCACAGAGCAGGCCGTCGAGGTCTACGGCGGCAAGGCACCCAAGAACGAGGACGACGACTGATGCCCGGACAGGCTCCCGGAACCTCCTTTAGCTGCACGGCGACGAAGGCCACGGGGCACAACAAGCCGGCCGTCGAGCTGAACCACGCGGGCATCGCTGCCAAGTCCACGCAGCCGCCCGCGATGGCGCCGAACGCCGCCAACGCGAAAGCCGCCACGGAAATCGCCATCGGCGAGGAAATGGTGATCCTGATGGCGGGGTCGCACGAATTCGCCTCTTCGCTGCTGCCGGGTGGCTCGGCCGCCGGCGACCGACTGGCGATCAAAGTCTCCGACAACTCGCTCGTGAAGATCGCCGCAGGCGCCGCCGCGAACAAAGCGATCGAAGAAGGTCTGCTCGTCAAGTTCGGCGTCATCGACAGCATCGACACGACGGCCGCACTCGCCCACGTCAACCTCAGCCAGAGGAGTTCGTTCTGATGCCACGTCGTCGAGGCCGCTATGGCGATTGGGGCAAGCACATCGAGCTTTTCGAGATGTTCGAGAGCTGGCGCGATGACGAGCAGGCGCAGGTCGCCGTCGCCGAGTCCGAGGGATGGGACGAGCTACAGGAGGGCACCGGCGCCCCCGAGGGTCGCGCCGACTTCCCGCTGTTCCTCCTGACGACGATCCGTCATCAGCTCCGCAAAGGCTTCACCCGACGTGCGTCGGTGTGGGATCAGTACATGGGCGTCGAGCGCGCGGAGGACTTCCGCGAACACACCGTCTCGCAGCTCAACGGGCTCACGGGCATGGGTCCGGTGCCGGAGTTCGACGAGTACCCGCGCATCCGGTCGTCCGAGGAAATGGGTCCGCCCTTCTCCGTCGGCAAGCACGGCGGCGTCTACGGCGTGACCTACGAGATGGTCATCAACGACGAAGCCAACGTGATCCTGAACCGGACGCCCACGGAGCTTGGCAAGATGAGCGCCGCCTACGTCTCGCAGGTCGCGGTCGCGCTGATCGAGTCGAACCCGAACTACATCGACGGCAAACCCTTCTTCACGACGGAAGCCCGCACGGGGCTGCCCGCTGGCAACGAATTCACCGGCGCCGGCGCGGAACCGAGCGAGGACAACCTAGTCACGATCATCGAGCAGATGCGCGGGACGACGGACACCGAAGGCTTCCCCATCGAGATCACGCCGGAAAACATCCTGACCCGCAGCGAACGAGTGCGCCTGAACTTCAAGCGCATTCAGCGCTCGCAGGAGACGGTCGGCGCGCAGGCTCCCGCTTCGGTCATCTCGCTCGACAAGGGCAACATGAACCCGTGGGCGGGCGACGAAATGCTGCCGGGCAAAGTCATCGTCGAGTCCTACCTGAAAGACCCGAACGACTGGATTCTGTTCGCCAACGTCGAACGGCCTGCGTTCATCATCTCCTTCCTGCGCGACAAACGCGACCCGCTCATCGGGATCGAAGACCCCGGCATTCGTGACGCCGCCAGCGGCGCGGCCGATCCCTACACGCTGGACTTCGACGAGATCCGCTTCAAGCTGCGCCACGTCTTCGGCGTCGCGCTCGGCGACCCGCGCGCAGCCATCCGCGCTCGGAGGGCATAAGCGATGTCGCTCCCCGGTGTGAACGTCGGCCCGCTCGATCCCGACCGCACAGCGTCCTTCGGACAGGTGTCCGGTCGCACGTCGGCCCGGCAGCTCATCCGCATTCACGCGCAGTCGCACCCGCTCGTGCTCCAGAAGGCGCTCGCGCGCAAGCAGGACGACGAGCGCTCGAAAGCGCTCGATATGGACGAGGTTCGGGACTACCTGGACGGCGTGACGCTCCCCAACGGCGACCCGGCTGTCCCGGATGGCTCGGAGGTCGTGGGCGCAGCGGTGCGCGGCGAGCGCGATCAGCCGCAGGTACTCACCTACACCTTCCGCGTCAAAGAGTCCGGGCGCACCGCCAAGTGGTTCGCGGACTACAGCGCCGACGTGCTGCCGGAATCCTTCGCCGCAGGCTCCGACCGCGTGCATCTGGCCGAACTGCGCGAGCGCGGCGTCGCCGTCACGGAGTCGAGCATCGGCGCCGCTCCCAAGCGTCCGCGCCGCGAGGCGCCCAAGGACGACCCGGAGAAGGACGAGCTGCTGCGCCGCGTTGAGGCCGCCGAGGCGCGCGTTGCCGAGCTGGAGGCCGAGGCCGAGGCCGCAGCCGGGAGCGACGACGTGGCCGAGCAGCCCGGCGAGGGAGCGCTTGCGGCCGAGCCGCCCTTCGACGGCTACGAAGACGTGAACGCCGCCGAGATGGTGAAGCTCATCAAGTCCGACGAGACGACGGACGAGGAAGTGCAGGCCATCCTCGACTTCGAGAAGACGCACGCCAACCGCAAGAGCGTGGTCGGCGCGGCCGAGGTCGCCCTAGGCGACCGGGGCACGGCCGAGTAGTCGGCCGGGAACGCGCGTAGGCTGGCGTCATGGAGACGCCGACTCCCGATCAGCTTCGTCTTGCGTCTGACCTGATCGCGCAGAAGTTCCCGACGGGCGGTAGCGAAGACGCCAAGCTCGAACTGCGCGCAGAGTCGGCGGCCGCGCTCGTGGCGACGCTGACCTTCCGGCTGATCGACCCCGTGACCGAATCCACGGTGGACGGCTACCTCTTCGCCGACGTGCCGCCGTCGCTGCAAGCGCTGGCGATCCGTGCCGTGGCGCTTGAGATCAACCGCGAGATCGTCACGGGCGACCCGGCCTTCGCCGAACAGGTGGCGACCGGCCGGCGGCTGCGCGGCTTCTCAGCCGGGCCGTACTCCGAGAGCTACTTCGCGCCGGGCGAGTTCGCACGCAGGGGCGCGGCGCAGGGTCGGCCGCCGATGGATCCGGACGAAGAGTTGGACGCGGCGCTGTGGGCGCTGGCGAACGAGGACGCGCGCGAGTATTTCATCTCGCAGGCGTCGGGGATCAACGCGCCCGCCGGCATCGTCACGAGCTTTGACTACCGCCGCCAAGCGATCGGCGACTCGCCGGGGAGTCTCAGCGGCCGTAGGGGATTCTGATGGCCGGCGTGCTGCCGAGTCACATACTCGTGCATACCGCGACGCCGGTCAGCTACGTCGAGGGCGTCGCCGGCGACGAGTGGATCGAGGGGGAGCCCGGCGAAGGCGGCCCGCAGCCGGTCGAAGGCGTGCCGTTCGAGTGCGTGCTGTTCCTGCCGTCGCCGGGCGGCGAGGAGGCCAACCCGTACAAGCCGCGCGTGGTGCGGCGCCCGACGCTGCTCTACAACCCGGACCGCAACATCGTGAACCCCTCGCGCGGGCTCGTCGGCGACGGCTCGGACATCGAACTGAGCGCCGAGGACGAGCTGCTGATCCTCGCGCCCGAGCTGGTCGCCTGGACGAAGCTCGAACGCGCTCGCTGGCAGCTCGAAGGCGACTCCCAACCCTTCGGGCCACCGGGCAAAGTCTACGGCGCGATGGCAACGTTGCTGCAAGTGAGGGATTGAGATGGTGTGGCCGACCTGCGCCTGTGGCTGTCTGGAGCCTGTCCCGCTGGCGACGAAAACGAACACGGCCAAGGGGCTCGTCAAAGGCCGGCCGGCACGCTACGCCACCGGGCACGGCCGTCGTCACCGACGCGCGAGTCCTTACGCCGAGCCGCCGGAGGTCCGCAGTCGGCGAGCAGAGCGCAGTCGCGCATGGCGCTCGCGCAATGACGAGCGATGCAGGGACCGCGCAGCCGCCTACTTCCGGGAGAACCGCGAGCAGATCAATCAGCGGCGCCGAGAGAGTGGCGCGTCCGTCAAGGCGGCGTCCGCGCGGCGAGCGCGGCTGCTCGGAGCGTTCGTCGAGCACGTCGATCCGCTGGAGGTTCTACTGCGCCACGAGGGCGTCTGCGGCGTCTGTTCCGAGCGTGTCGATCCGGCGGACTTCCACGTCGATCACGTCATCCCGCTCGCGCGCGGAGGCGAGCACTCCTACGCGAACACCGCGCCAGCTCATCCGCTATGCAATCTGCGCAAGGGGGCGCGATGAGCTACAAGGCCACGGGCGCGCTCGCAGAATTCGGACGACCTGAGCCGATGGTCGCGGCCGCGCACCGCACGGTCGAGCGCGTCGGCGCAGACTTGCGCGACCGCGTGCAGCGGCACACGCCGATCGCCAAACCGCCGGCGGCCAACGTCGCCGGCGAATGGCTTGAGGCGCGCAAACGTGTACCGGGCACCCTGCGCGAGTCCTGGAAGGTGGGCGAGGTCACGATCATCGGCAGCGAGGGGCGCATGATGATCGACGTGTTCACCGATGACCCGGTGGCGCCGAACGTCGAGTGGGACACCGCGCCGCACTTGATCGAGCCGCGCGCGAAGGGCAAGGATGGCGCGGGCGGCGTGCTGCGCTATTGGGACCGGCAGGGCGGCACCGTCTTCGCCACGGTCGTTCATCATCCGGGTACGCGCGGCGTTCACATGATGGCGACGAGTCTCGTCGAGGTCGCCGCGTCGTGGTTCTCGATCGGCTCGGAGGAGTTCCGCCAGTGGGAACACGAGCAGCTTCGGGGCATCTGATGAACTTCGCCGTTGATGACATCCACCGCTCGCTGCGCCGCTACGTCGCCTTCGTGCTCGTGCAGCCGTGGATCGTGCGCACGGAGCGCCAGCCGGTCACGCCCGACGAGCGGCAAGTGTGCGTGATCGAGCCCGCGTCCGGCGTGACGACCGGGCGCCATCGCGTGAGCATCCCCGCCGGCAGCGTCGAGAAGCTGATGGCGTTCTCGGCGATGGCCTACCCCGAATTGGGCGAGACGGCGAGCGAGAGCCGCGCGGAGGCGCAGCGGATCGCCACGGTGCTCGACGACGCCTTCACGAACGGGCTCGTGGATGAAGCCGATGGCGTGACGACCAACCTCGCCAGCCCGTTCCGCGTGCCGATCTTCGACTTCGACGGCGTGCCCGTCAAGGGCAAGAGTCGCGCTGGCCCGAGCGATCCCTACGGCTACGCATGGCTGGCCGATCTCAGCGTGCGCACCATCCAAGACACGCTCGATCATCTGCGCTTCACGGTGACGTGCGACCTGCGTCTGTCCTGGGAACAGGGCGGCCGCATCTTGCCGAGCGCGCCCATCGCCAAAGCGATGCCCGGCGACTTCGATCCACCGGGGCCGTAGCTCGTGGTATCCGTTGCAGATGCGCTTTACGCTTCCGGCGATGGCGGAGACACGACCGACTCGCGCGAAAGCAGCCGACAGCGCCGGCGAGAGCGCCGACGCTAAGGAGACGCGCGAGGCCGAGGAGAAGCGCGAGGCCGAGGAGCGCGAGGCCGCTGAGAAGCAGGCCGCCGAGGAAGAGGCCGCGCAGAAGGAGGCGGCCAAGGTCGAAGCCGGGCGCGAGGAGCACACCGTCGAGGCGCTGATCGAAGGCGCCCGCAACTTCTTCGGCTGCTCCCCGCACATCGCCGCCGGCGCGCTGAACGGCAAGGCCGAGAAGTACACGGCTGCCGAGGCGCAGGACTTGATCGACGCCTTCCTCGCTGTGGAGTACACGCCATGACGATGCTCAAGCCCGTCGTTCCGGGAACGGTTCTCAAGTTCATCGGCGAATCCATCCCGCGCGTCGAACCGTCGGCATCCGACACCGTGGCAATCCCGATCGTCCACGATTGGGGGCCGATCGGCTCAGACGTGGTAGGCGCATCCGGCCGCGAGGGCGGGATGCAGCTCTGCAACAGCTTCTCCGAATTCACTGAAATCTTCGGCGACTCCGACACCGCTGGCCGCACGGCTGTCGCAGGCGCCTTCGCCGGCCAGAACATGCCGGGCAAGCCCGGCGCCGGCGCGGTGCTCGTCTACCGCATGGCAGGCGCGGCTAAGGCCAAGGCGACGCTCGCCGTCAAAAACACGGCCGCCGCCGAAGCGATGAAACTGACCGCGCGCTACTACGGCGTGCGGGGCAACAGCCTCTCCATCGTCATCGACGTGGACCCCTCCAATGCCGCCCGCGAACGTCTGCGCATCCTCTACAAAGGCTCGACGGCGGAGACGTACCTCTACACGAAAACGAACGTCAAACAGCTCGTCGAAGCGATCAACGTCACGTCGAAACTGGTCCTCGCCACCGAAGTCGTCACTGGCACGGCGCTGAAAACGACGGCAGGGGAATCGCTCACCGGCGGCAACTCCGGCGAAACGCTGACCGCGCTCCAGCACCTTGAAGCGCTCGAAGCGATCGAGTACAAGCCCTTCTCGATCATCGCGCCCTTCCAGATGGAAACGGCGGAACTCCTGAACACCTACCTCTCGTGGGTGAAAGTCCAGGAAGAAGCCAATCGCCCGGTGATACTCGTGATCGGCGGCGCCAGCGCCGCCACGCTCGCGGAAGCGATCGCGCGCACGAATACCTGCGAATCCGCACACGTCGTCAACTTCGGCGTCGGCGTCTATCACGACGACCTGCTGAACAAGGATCTCAACACGGCGCAGCTCGCCCCGCGCATGGCAGGCATCCTCGCCGCGCGCGGCAAGAAGTCCTCGATCACCTTCGCCGAGGTCGGCGGTCTGCACGTCGTCGGCAACAGCGCGCCAAGCTCCGACGAAGTGCGCTCGGCGGTCCAGGCCGGCGTCTGCGTGCTGATGCACGCCACGTCACCCGAAGCCGAACTGCACATCGCCAAGGGCGTGACGACGATGACTTCCACGTCGCGCCCGGCCGAACCGCTTGAAATCTTCGGCGATCCCCGGCTCGTGCGGATCATGGATCTCTACATCCGCGAAATGAAGGAATGGGGCGACAAAATCGTCATCGGCTCGCTGCCGGTCAACGACGACACGCGCGCCACCGTGCGCGGCAAGGCGCGCGAACTCCAGGACGAACTTCTCGGCGACGGCCTGATCCTCCCCGGCGGCGAAGTGCTCGGCGGCGTGGAAGTGCCCAAGCCCTTCGTGACGGTGAACCCGCCGACGGACCCCGGCTACCTCGACACGGTGCCCTACCAGTTCGGATGGCAGTTCGCTCGCACGACCAACGCGATTCTCGGCGAAGGTAGGGTGCGCTGATGGGCGTCAACACGGGACCGACCGCCAACCTCCCCGGCTACACACGCCGCTCCGGGCGCTCCGGGACGGTGTGGGAGGACGGCAAAATGCTCGGCGAGGTCATTCAGGTCGAATGGAACGTCGCCATTCAGCAGATCCCCGTCGTCATCGCGGGCGCGTGGCGCACCGACCACAAGCCCGGCGGCGAGGAACGCGCAGGCACCTTCCGCGTGCAGGACGTACACGACAAGTGGGCGTTGCGCGTCTACAACTTCCTTGTGGCTCGCCGCGAAGGCGACCGCAGCTCGGCGACCTTCCCGGAGTTCAGCGTCATCACGAAGCTGGACGACATCGGAGCGCCCGAGGAAACGCGCTGGCAGCTCGACGGGTGCCAGCTATTCCAGTTCGCCGGCGGGCACAACCAGGAAGACGACCTGATCGTGCGCGAGATCCCCTTCACGTTCCGCTCGGAGCGCCCGCTGCACGCCTTCGAGTACACCGACGCGGGAATCGCCGTCACCGAAGATTAGAGGGGCCGTGCTCGCTGACGACGCATGGCTCTCTGGCTTCACGGACGGTGAGGCGTGCTTCTTCTTCCGCACGCGCGAGCCGACTCCAGGCTTCAAGATCGCCCTACGTGCCGACGACCTGCCGATCCTGGAAGCCATCCGCGCTGAGTTCGGGGGGAGTCTTCGCGTCAACCGAGTGCGCCACCGGAACGGGCCTAATTGGAAGCCGCAAGCCGAGCTGACGATCAGCGGCAAGCGCGACCTAGTAAGGCTCGTGGCGTACTTCGACCGCTTCCCGCTTCGGGCGAAGAAGGCGCGCGACTATGCGATCTGGCGTCGCGGCGTCGGTATCTACTGTGCCCACGGCCGAACTGCATCCGAGCTGCCCGCGCTGGCGGTGGCTCTGAAGGAAGGCCGTCGGTACGACAGCGAGGAGGACACCGTGGCAGAGCCAGTGGCGCCTCCACAACTGCGCCTCGCGGAGTCGGCCTGATGGTCATCGACTACGAGGCTGCCTACCACGAGCTTGCGGCGCACATCGCCGGCAAGACGCAGCATGGCCGCGAGGGTCTGCTGACCGAGATGGCGTTGATTGCCGAGCGCAATCGCGTCGAGGTCGGCGAGCTGGCGCGGGTGCTGCGGCTATACGGGGTCGAGACTGCGCGTGCAGGCTCGGCCGACATACACCCGGCAGAGGACTCGCCATTGCTCACGGGACTAGCTTCCGTGAACGACCGAGCCTCGCGGGCCACCATTGACCGAGGAGGTCACGATGGCAGCCACTCCAGCAGCAGAGGCAGAGCAGCGCGGACCGGGTAGCCCGGCGCACGGCGCCGCGCAGATCGAGCGTGCAGCAGACGGCGATGCACTGAGTCCGGCGGACGAGCGCTCAGCGCTCGACTTCCTGCTCGGCACGCCCGAAGCGGCGCGCTACAAAGTCACGGTCGCCTACGAGACGCCGGCGGGGATGAAGGACTTGATCTTCCGCTTCAAGGCGATGGACGGGCGCAAGCTCGACAAGATCGAGCAGTCACATCTCGACGAGCGCACGGGCATGATGGACAAGATCAGCGCCGACGCTCACCTTGTCTCGGAAGCGGTCTACGAGATCGTGGACCCCGAGACGGACAAGTCGGTCGAGCCCAAATCGGAGGCGTTCCGCACGATGAAGGAGGGCGAGGCGCCACTGGCGTCGCCGATCGACGCCATCACCGCGCGCTTCGGCACGCAGATCGGACTCATCGCCGGCGTGGCATCGGCGATCCGTGAAGCGGCCGGGTGGGACCGCGATCGTGTCGGCAAGGCATCGCGTCTACTGGTGGACGCAGCGGGAAACTGATCGGCGCGGGTGGCGAGGCATGGGTGCTCTATTCCTGCTGGCGGTTCGCCGGCGAGCACCCTGCGGTGCGGTGGCGGTCAAACGAATCGTCACCGACCGCGCCGCCCGAGCCGTGGCCGGCGCGCGTGGATGCGTTTCTCGTCGCCTGCGCGATTCACGCGGGCCAGCGCGAGCGCGATCTCTGGCATCTGATGGAAGCACTCGGCGCCGGCGGCAAGTAGACCGTCGGCGCGGAGGGGCGCGCGCATGAGCGACGGCACCGTCCGGGGCACGTTCGACCTGAACGCGGACCCCGCGCTGAACAAGCTGCGCAGCATCCGAACCGAGGGCGGTCGCGCTGACGCGATGATGCGCCAGCTCGGCGGCACGATGGACCGGATCGGCGGTCCCGAATCCACGAAACGGCTGAACACCTACGAAGGGCGCTTGCGCAAAGTCGGCGATCAGGCCGAGAGCACCGCCGGGAAGATCGGCGCGGCGTGGGACGTGCAGCGGCGCGCGATCGACGATCAGTCCTCGCGCATCGAAGCGCGGGTGGATCGCGTCGAAAAACGAGTCGAACGCTACGGTCGTCAGCGCTCAACGGCCACGGTCGAGCTGAACGGCTTCGACAAGGTGAACGCGCAGCTTCTCGTGCTCGAACGCCGGCTGAACTCGCTCAGCCGCCAGCGCGTGACGCCGAACGTCGGCATTGGGGGCGGCTTCTCCAACGCGGTCGGTGGAGGCGGAGGCGGTGGGACGACTGCGGCCGGTGGAGGCGCCGGAGGCTTGGGCATGGGCGCGAAGCTGGCGATCGGCGGCGCGGCGCTGCTGCCCGGCGTGCAGGCGCTTGGCGTCAGCGCCACGGGGCTGCTCGGCTCAGCCGCCG